AAAATGAATTCTAAATTTGATTTTTCCGAACTAAACAAATTACATCAGGAAACTTTTAATAGTGTAATCCAAGTAGTTGTAGATCATTACGATACTTGGGTTAAAGACGAAAATGTAAAAGTAAAAGCATTGACTCAAATTAAAAAAGATACTGAGAAAATTTAAAAATTTATTTGGAGGAACCAATGTCAAAAATTAATCAAAAAAAATTTGCAGTCTATACGAAGAAAGGATGTCCATATTGCGACAAAATCAAAACCGTTCTTACTGGTAAAGGAGCAAACTATTCTGAATAATATTTTAGGTGAGCACTTCACCAAAGAACAATTTTATTCTGAGTTTGGAGAAGGTACAACATTTCCCTCAGGTAATTTGTGATGACCTAAAGTTGGGTGGATGTACTGAATCTGTTCAATACTTTAGAGCAATGGGTTGGGTGTAATAAATACTTACAAGTTTAGAACTTAGGAGGTTGGGCCCTTTATAATTTGTTGTATCTAGGAGAGGACCCATGGGCAATTTAGAGTTTATTTACATTTCATTTTTCCTAACAATAGGAACGTTTTATAGTTGGTTTTATGGGAGGTTGGTTTGCAAACAACCTATTTGATGCCTGGTATGATAAGGCTGGATATGCAAAACACATACTTCACCCAGAGATGTATGATGAAGATGGAGAGATCTTACGAGATGAACTGACTTACTTGACACTGCTCGATGAGGATGATATACTAGAGGATGAAGATGATTAAAATCTAACATGATCCTTATCGACATGAACCAAGTGATGATTTCCAATCTCATGGTTCAAACCAAAATCTCAGAAGGAATCGATAAAGGACTAGTTCGCCACATGGTACTCAACTCACTTCGGATGTATGTCCAGAAGTTTTGTGAAGAGTACGGGCGTGAACTAGTCCTTTGTTATGACTCTAAGCGTTACTGGCGACGAGAGTTCTTTCCTTACTATAAAAGGAACACGCAAGAAAGATCGAGAAAAGTCCAACTTTAATTGGAGTCAGATCTTTGAAGTTTTAAATGAAATCCGAGACGAGATTCGTTTACATATGCCATACACAGTTATGGAAGTAGATGGTGCTGAGGCAGATGATATTATTTCTGTGATGACCAAGCAAGTTGCAGTTAAGAATATTCGTCTACAGAAAGATATGTCAACCTGTTGAGAAGGTTCTTATTCTTTCTGGGGATAAAGATTTTATTCAACTGCAGAAGTATCCTTGGCTTAAGCAGTATAATCCTGTGATGAAAAAGTTTGTTTCTGGAATGAATCCAAAAGCAATATATCATTGAGCATGTACTAAAAGGTGATAAGTCAGATGGTATCCCAAACTACCTTTCCCCAGACGATACCTTTGTTGAAGGTAAGAGGCAGAGACCACTAATTAAAAAGACCTTGGATAAGATTGTAAATCTATCCCCAGATCAGTTTTGCAATGAAGTAACAGATGCAATATTATAAGAGAAATTTGACCCTGATTGATTTCTCATATATACCTGTAGAGGTTGAAGAAAAAATTATCGAATCATATGATTCAGTGACCCCAGCTCCACGAAACAAAATGTATACTTATTTTGTGAGCAACCAACTTATTACTTTACTTGAAAAAATTGAGGAGTTTTGAAAATGTCAATGACTACAAGCAATCGCCTTCTGATTTCTGAAGTTCTTCAGAAGGTATCAAACGCAAAAACTAAAGCAGAAAAAATCAAACTCCTTCAGGAAAATAATACACAAGCACTTCGTTCTATTTTGATTTGGAACTACGATGAGAGTGTAGTTTCTTTGATTCCTGAAGGTGAAGTTCCTTACCGTCCTAATGAAGCACCTGCAGGAACAGAACATACCGTTCTTGAGAAAGAAGCACGTAAACTGTATTACTTCATTAAGGGTGGAGATGCTACTCTGAAACAATTTAAGCGTGAACAAATGTTTATCCAAATGCTTGAAAGGACTTCATTCTTCTGAAGCAGAGTTACTTGTTCTGGTGAAGGATAAAAAACTTCAAGATAAATATCGAATAACAAAAGCAGTAGTACAAGAAGCCTTTCCCCAAATTAAATGGGGAGGTCGTTCCTGATGAAGATTATCCATAAAGATTGTGATCCTTCTCTAGCAGAAGATCGTTCTTTACCTTATAACTGCTACCTAGTTACATATAAAATGGACGGTTCTATTTGTTATGATCTTGTGATTACAGATAAAAAAGTTGATATCTTTGATTATTACTGGGATAGGTATCGTGATGATTTTATTACCTTTAAACAGTCTGAAGGTAGGACCAATCCTAAAATTGTGGGATCCACCTAAAAAGGAAAAGAAAAAGAAATGAACTTTAATTTCAACTTCGGTAAAAAAGAAACCAGATAAGAAACAACTAATCATCGTTGGTGTAGTTGTTTCTACAATCATCGCAACATTATCACAGTGTACTGGAGTATCTGAGCATGGACTTTGGGATTTATTGGATGAAATTCAAAGAAAATATTTTCCCCATAAGTATACTTAATGAACTTATACTTAAAGATCCTGACAAACTAGAACGTAGATATAAACGTGATGTTGATAATGCTATTGATGATTACATCAAAAAATCTGGATTGAAAGAGTCTGGAGTTGATAAACCTAGGTTCATAGATAGTGCCATTGATCCAACAGTATGTTATACTAAAGAGTGTCAATCTCTAGGTGGAGAGATGAGACTATGTTCTCCTTGGAGTGCTGATTGTAAGAAAAATGACGAATAAGATGACAGTTTATTTGGATCCTAGGGGTCCTGCTAAAGAAGAAGAGGAAGATCTTCAAAAACAAATTGAAGAACAGGAAAAGCAAGAAAATGTTGAAAAATTAATGGCAGTCATTAATGGATTGTTTACTTATACAGTAATTCTTCCACTGCTATTCATGTTTGCTTTTAACGTTTCCTTGACAAAAATGTTCAGTCTTGATAAGATAGGTTATGTTGAATCCCTCGGGGTTGTAATCGTTGCAAGAATTTTGAGAGGTAAAAGATCTAATGGCTAAAGTTTGTTTAGTTTCTGTAACTCCTGATGCAGAAAAGACAATGGCATATATCGCACGGGTAAGTAACCCTGCAAACCAGGAAAACCCCAACTATGCCAAACTTCTAAAGTATTGCATTGATCATAATCATTGGTCTGTTTTTGAACAGTCTACTATGACTCTTGAGATTGAAACCAATCGTGGTATCGCAGCTCAAATTCTTCGTCATAGATCTTTCACATATCAAGAATTTTCACAAAGATATGCTGATGCAACTCTCCTGACTGAAGAGATTCCTGTTCCCGAACTTCGCAAGCAGGACATCCAAGAATCGTCAAAACTCTACTGATGATCTTGATCCTGAACTCAAGAGAAGTTTTGAACGTCGTACCAAGCATTTGTTTGCAGACATTATGGATCTGTATGATGATATGCTTGCTGCAGGTGTGGCAAAGGAATCAGCACGTTTCGTGCTTCCCTTGGCAGTCCCAACCAGAATTTACATGACTGGCTCGTGTCGTTCATGGATTCATTATATTAATCTTCGTTCTGCTAACGGCACTCAAAAAGAGCACATGGATATTGCTAATGCAGCAAAGAAAGTGTTTATTTGCCAATTCCCTAGTGTTGCTGAGGCACTTGGTTGGTGTAGTGGTGATTGCGAATGTGAAGATGTACCCCCTTGTATTAGGATCGATTAAAATGAATAATCAAGAAGTAATTCAAATCGCTAAAGATTGCGGTACTTGTCTACAATAATAATCATGACATTCTAGATTTTTATCAAAAGATTCGTAAAGAATTGAAAAAAGAATTCTCTGAATTGTCTGAAGTTCATAACACTAAATAAGAGGAGGTGTATTCTTGCCAACATATCCCGTCAAAAACAATAAGACTGGAGAGACTAAAGAACTCTATATGTCTATGGCCGATTATGATCAGTGGAGGAAAGACAATCCTGACTGGGAAAAAGATTGGTCTGCAGGTATCGGTGGAGTTACCTATGGTCTCCCTAAACAGTCTGATGGTTTTAAAGAAGTAATGTCTAGAGTTCAGGCATCACACCCAAGAGCAAACCTTTCTCGTTTCACCTAGTATGCCAGTAAAAAAACGGAACAACAATGCAGTAGTACCTGCAGGGATGAGTGCAAAGCAAATGAGAAGAAAGAAGCCCATTAACAATGAGCATCTTCTCAACATTGAACCACTAACAGATTCACAGAAAGCTGTGTTTGACTGTTGGGCAGAAGACAAACATTTAGTTCTACATGGTTGTGCTGGTACGGGTAAAACATTTATCAGTCTTTATCTTGCACTTAGAGAAGTATTAAATCCTAATACTCCTTACGATAAAATTTACATTGTACGTTCCCTAGTTCCAACCAGAGAGATTGGATTCCTCCCTGGAGATCATGAAGACAAGTCTGCACTTTATCAGATTCCCTATAAGAATATGGTAAAGTTTATGTTTGAGATGCCAGATGACAATGCATTCGAGATGCTGTATAATAACCTGAGAACTCAGGAAACTATTTCATTCTGGTCAACCTCATACATTCGTGGTGTTACCCTTGATAACTGCATCATCATCGTAGATGAATTTGCAAATCTAAACTTCCATGAACTTGATTCCATGATCACTCGTGTTGGACAAGATGCGAAAATTGTTTTCTCTGGTGATGTTTCACAATCCGACCTTGTGAAACAAAATGAAAAGAACGGTGTTCTTGACTTTATGAAAATTCTTGAGACAATGGAAGAGTTCTGTTGTATTGAGTTTGGTGTTGATGACATTGTTCGTTCTGGACTTGTACGCAGCTACATTATTAGTAAATTGAATTTAGGTTTCTGATGTTTAATTTTGTTGATCTTCCTGTAGAACTTTCTGATATTGAGTCCATAGATAGAGATGGGCAAAGATTTTATCCTGTACCATCTGGAAAGTTCTATCCTTCTATCACTACTGTTACTTCATTCAAGAAGGCAGCATTCTTTAAGGAGTGGAGACAAAGAGTTGGCGAAGAAGTTGCTAACAGGAAGACGGCAAGAGCAACTGGAAGAGGAACAGAGTTTCATAGTATTGTTGAACAGTATTTAAAAAATGGGAATATTACTTCTGATACTTTTAATCCTCTGCCTTTCACACTTTTTCAAGTTGCGAAACCTGTTATTAATCGCATTAATAATATTCATTTGCTTGAAGGGGCTTTATATTCCGATTATCTTGGCGTCGCTGGTCGTGTTGATTGTATTGCTGAGTTTGATGGAGACTTAGCAGTAATCGATTTCAAGACATCTGATAAAGATAAAAAAGAAGAATGGATTGAAAATTACTTCGTACAAGCAACTGCTTATGCAGTTATGTTTTACGAACTGACTGGCATCCAACCAAAAAAAGATCGTGATCATCATCGCAACAGAAGAAGGTCACTGTCAAGTGATTGAAAAAACAAATCTAGATTATTATTTTACATTATTAAAGGAGTATATTGATGCTTTTACTAGAGGTAGCGCGAGTGGACAGTAACGACATTAAAAAGGATAAATTTCTAACTCCTTTAAAATTCTCTGAAAATATTGAGAGAATTGTTAAAGACTCTAATGGGTTAGTAAATTATATTGAAGCAGTCGTTACTTATTGCGAAGATAATGATATTGAAATAGAAACAGTATCAAAACTTATTTCAAAAACCACTTAAAGAGAAATTGAAATATCAAGCACAAAATTTAAATTACATGAAGAAAAACCTCTAGAGGAATCTTACCATTATGACTGGATTTGAAGTTTTATCAGATGTATCTATCTCTTAAACTTCACTTCACTAAAGATGACTACGATTACTTTAGATTCAATGGAAAAACTAGAGCAAGTCAGGCGTCATTCGATAAAAGGAATGACGCCTATTTCTTTAAGAAGCTTGCATCTAAGTACGAACGTGATAGAATACAAGAGTATTTCGTGTCTAACTTTGTAAGTGATAACAAGGGATATATTAAGGACATCATACGTCCTTCTGGAGAGACGACTTATACAGAATGGAAAAAGAAACGAGAGAGTTTCCTATATATTTTTAAGGAGGAAATATGTAGTCTATTAGACAATATTGATTCTCCGTATGAGGATAACTTTGACAGTCTATTCACTTGTTCAAAGGGTCGTCATCCAATTCTTCTTACGTCCTATTTGAGGAAAGAGATAAGTGTAGAGACCTTAATTATTTTTGAAAATTGTTTGGGATATGTTAAGAGATTTGATCAAACGTTAACAGATCCCGTTTGGAAACAAGTTAGAACTCAAGTAATAAAGTATGCTCCCTTTCTACAGATTGATTGTAAGAAATACAAGACAATCATATTAAAAACGGTTAGAGAAAAGGTATGAGCTTTTTTAATTCTGAAATCGTTCAGGAACAACTACAGTCAATTTACGACACATACTTAGATCTGCAAAAAGCAGCAGAAGCAATTGGCGATATGCCAAAAGATAAAGCAATTAAACACATCAATAAGACAAAACAACTTATTGAAAAACAAAAATTATTTTATACTAGACTACAACTGTCTTCCATGGAAGATGAAGATGCTGCTGATATGAAGCATCGGATCGATCTGATCACTAATATGTTTGGGTACAACACTTTGTCAGAGTCCCTTGACTCCATGAACCAGTACTTAGACAACGTGCTGGCCTCCCTTGACAGGGATGCCTAAATAGGGTATGATATGATGGTTCGGGTGAGGGGGTCACGCCCCACCAATCCAAACAAATACAAAAAATACGGAGAAATACAAATGTCTTTTGCAACCCTCAAGAAACAATCCAATTCTGTTTTTGAGAAACTGACTAAAGAGGTCGAGAAGATCTCTAATCCTGAGTCTGGTTCTAGTGGTGATGAACGCCTCTGGAAACCCGAGATGGATAAGTCGGGTAATGGTTATGCAGTTATTCGATTCCTGCCTGCTCCTGATGGGGAAGATATTCCTTGGGCAAAGGTTTGGAGTCATGCTTTCCAAGGTCCTGGTGGTTGGTACATTGAGAATAGTCTCACCACTCTGAACAAGAAGGATCCTGTTGGCGAAATGAATCGTCAAACTCTGGAACAGTGGTAGTGATGCAGATAAAGAAATCGCACGTAAACAAAAGCGCAAACTGAGCTATTATGCTAACATCTATGTTGTGGAAGATCCAGCACATCCAGAGAATGAAGGACGAGTCTTCCTC